CCATCCCAAAAATCAGTCGCTTCCAATAGATTGACAAATTTTTCACACTTGGGACATTTGCAATGAAGAGCGACTTCCCATTGGGCTTCTATTTGAGATGGTTGTTGTTTCATTGTAAGGTTGTTTCATTAGACTGTTTTCTAATAGCCTTGATTTTTATCTCAATCTCAAAATCGTAATTATCTGCCGATTCGTTTGGATCATGTAAGAATCTATTGGAATCGATATTCAGAGTTCCCTCCTCATTTTTTCCATAAAAATTAAATTCATAACTCTTTCTCTTTTCACGAAAAGAATCACCCCAAGTCGCCTTTTTTAATACTGCTTTCATTTTTTCAATGCTTCGATGATGTCGTCCATGCCCTGAATGATCTCCACGTTATCCCCATCCTCAATCACCAGACGAGGAACGGCACGAATACCATGTTTCTTAAACCATTCGATATTTTCGGGATTTGTGTAGTCTTTAATCTCCACCTCAAGCTTTTCCTTTTCGATTCGGGCTTTGAGGGTGTAGCAAGGTCCGCATTGGGAACTCGTAGCTAATGTGAATTTCTTTTTCATGATTTTAAGGGTTCAGGTCGTATGGAGAATGTGTGGTATTTTTAGCCCAGAATTCGTGTGGTTTTTTTTCACACCAGATATCGTATGGGTTTGGATATGGAACGGGATTCCATTCCTTGTATTGTTTATTAAGGTCTTCGTAATCCTTTATAGGGGAGGGCCATTTTGTCAAATCGTTCTTTCCAAGAGAATTTTTCAGGGAATTATACAATTCCTCCGCTTCCTCTTTGGTTAGATTGAATTCGTAATCCCCGATCTTGACGTTGATTGTTGTATTTGTTTCAATTTTCTTTTTCATTTTTTCTTCTTTGCAATCTTTTTCAATTCAATCAACCGTTCCATGACTTCGCAAATATCAAGAGGTTTATTATCTTCATACCCAAAATTGATGAAATTATTGTCACAACCATATCCATCTCCCGCAGGAGAATCAATTGTTAATTCTTGGATTGCGCTGTAATACTCATCCTTCACCGCTTTAAGGGTTGATTCCAGTACATTGATGACATGTGCCTTTAGAGCATCGTGTTGCTCAACCGCAAGCGTCTCAGGTGTTGTTTTTAGTAATTGTTCCAAGTTCATAATTTTTCCGTTTCATATACCCAATCATCCACATAACCAGTCTCCCAATCTTTGAATGTTCGCATTCTCACCTTGTAGGTTCCTTCTTCCAAATTCTCAAAATTCTTAAATACCGTATCAGCACCAGAATTCGAACAATCTTCATCAAACCAGTCCACCCAAGATTTTCCACTTTTTCTGGAGAGAACCCGAATATCCTTTCGCATGTGTAGTCCATTTTTATCATGCCAGTGACAGATTGCAACCTTTATGAAGAAATATGATTCATTTCTTTTATCATATTCTTTCAAAAGATCAGCTTCTTGGGTCATGAATTTTTCAATTTCTTCTGCTTCTAACCACATAATCCTAAAAGTTTCTCCATTGATTTCTTCACCAGCTTATCATCCAATTCCTTGTTGTCAAGCATCGCAAATCCAAGCGGAATCATGAATCCGTCCCAATGCTCCTGAATAGCCATTGCTTGCTTCTTACGGGAGTCCAGCTTGGAGATGTATCCCATGGCACGTTCAATGGTGTTGACCGAATGGACAAATTTGCCGTATGCTTCGGTGATTTGCATCATTTCATCTTTGATTTTCTCTGCCAATTCAAAATCAACGTGTTGAACGGTGTAATTATAAAAATCTCCATATTCTATAAATCTTGGGGATGATAGGAAAAAATCCAAAATATTTGAAAGGGAACGCATTCCCGTAAAAATTTTATGAAGGCTCAGATACCATTCACCTTTCAGCTTACGCATTTTCCCACTCTCAGAATATAAAACCACTCCTTCCTTTCCCCGCCACATCTCCACATCTTGGACACATTCCTGAATTGATTCGTAATGATATTTATCTGGTCTTGGAATATCTAAATCTTTTGCCAGATCATCCAAATGCTCCTGAGAAAACATAAGACCCGTTTCCTTATGGATGATACCAATCAAAGATAATTTTGGTTCTGGAAACCCTCCAACCACAATTATGTTACTATTTGTCTGCCATTCGCAAAGGAACGTATAATCAGGATCATCCATCACATAATCAAAGAATTTCTCATATTTTTCCAATAGAAAATCTAATTCGTGTCCATTCTCCAATTGACGTAAATTGGAAGTCCCCCTCGTTCTAGCCAAAAGTTCTCCTCTATATGAATCAAAAATTCCAAGGGAACCATCCAACTTCTCATAGGCTACAAATCTCTCATCCAGAGGGAATTTATCCAAATCTGGTTGTTCAGAGTAATTGAAGAATTTTGGGAACGATCTGGAAATTATGTGATGATCTGATTTACGAATGATCATGGATCGGAACTTGAGAGTGTCTTCAACCCACTTGCATTTTATTGAATCGGGAGTGATCAATAGGCATTCATCCCCAGCAATGGTGACATCTTTGAAGTTAAATTGTTCTGGATCGGGGAGTTTCATATTGTCCATTTTGTAAATTTTTCTTATATTTTTTGGGAACATCCACTAGAAATGCTTGGCACGTTTTATCGGCTTCAAATGAGTGGGGAAGATTGAAATCAAAAATGACACCCTCTCCTTTGTTGATACGACATTCATTTACCTTTTTACCATCCCAAGCGAACAATGTACCGCTACCAGAAATCAACAAACACATTGTCATTGCCGATTTTGGAGAGAGACTGTCAGTGTGCATTCCCACATCACCAAAAGTATAGATTCCTTGTTCATAAACCCTTGGCTTTTCGATTCCACGACTCTTTAGAAATCCACGGACAAAATCTTTGGATTCCTTTGAAGAATGGATGGGATAAACTTCCCCATCTTCAAATTTTTTTCCGATTTTTGTGGAGAATTTGAGAATTTCTTGTTTCTCCTCCGTTGTGATTTCAATTTTCATGGGATCAGTGTATTCTAGTTTTTAAGCTTGTATCTTTCAAACCATTCTTCCAAGGTGAGAAATTCAACATTAGCTGTATCAGACGGGTTGAAGTTCTCACCTAAAAATTCAAATTCCCATATTGAGCCTTCTCTTAGCTCATGGAAATCCACAAAAGCCTGTTCTTTTGATTCATATTCAAACGGTATAGTCTCATCCCCATCAGCTTCGTAGGGGACGCACCAGTGATATCTTAATACTAATTTTTCCATAATTTCATTCCGAATCGTCAAAGTCCAAATACGTGCGTATTTTATCCATTAGATTATTCCGTCTTCCAATCCCGCGACTCTTCAGAAATTTTTTGATAAAATCTTTGGATTCCTTTGAAGAGTGGACGGGATCAACTTCTCCGTGTTCATATTTTTTTGCCTGATTTTTGTGGAGAATTTGAGAATTTTTAGTTTCTCCTCCGTTGTGATTTCAATTTTCATGTGATCAGTGTATTCTAGTTTTCAATTAATTCTATTTCCTGATAATTATAGTTCGGCTTTAGTTCAAATTCTGTCAAAGTTAAAATTTTATCATATCCCAATTCTTCAATAAAGTCGAACCAACAATATCCCTTATCAAAGCAGGAATGATTACATGACAGACATACGTAACCCCCCCAATCAATCCCTTCGGTTTCTTCATATATATCATCACTCAAACAATTACAACATATTGGTTGATTATTTTTTCTGATCCACATACTTGATGTATCTGCATCGTATTCACAACCATAATCTGATTCATGATATTTGCAGGATTTTATCCTCCAACAAACCTCATCGTTTATTGATTTGAATTCTAGTTCTACTTTAGCGTTTTCCATAATTTTAATGGTTGTTGATGATCATCTTCACGACCCAGCCCCCCTGAAATGTGCCGGGGATTGGAAGTAAAGCGTCACCTGTAACGTCTGAAACCTCCGATAAAGTCTGATACCATTTCTCATTCTTTGGCATCTCCTTGGGATGGACTAGGAAGTGATAACCACCTCGCGTCTCCACAACGTCCACAGCTTTGCCACAGACATCGGTGAAGCGATCCAGAACGTTCTGGCTCTTCTCATCCACATCAAACGTGACAACCCTTTTCTTGGAAGCAGTCCTTTGGATGGTGGATAGAATCTCCTGATGGGGATTGCTGTTCTTACCTTGGCATTGCACCACTTTCATAAGATCAATCGCACCTTGGATGGTGGCTTTAAACATGTCTCGCGGATTTGGGCTACAGTATAATACCAAACTTTCTTGAGGCACCACGAATTCCTCCCCACCTTTACCTTTCATCGTGTAAGAACCGATGGGGCATTCCAATTGTTTGATCTTGGATACCATTCTTTCCTTGGTTGTCGTTAGGCGTTTCAAGTGGTTTTTATCCGCTTTGATCCAAGGATGTTGTTCTGATGAACAGTATTTTTTTCTTGTAAACGCTGCCAAGTAGTATATCTCATGCTCTTCCAAGTCTGGTAGCCAATCGA